GGTTCATGGAAAAAGGGTGAGTAATATTTTCCTATGTTTAATTTTTTGTCCGCTAGTGCAATGAATACTTGAAATTTATCACCTTGGCGCTTATATTCTATACTAGACATTTCTCTCATTCCAGTAGATGTAAATGATAGACGGCTTGTAAATGGTGTTATTACTTTAACCGGGATACCAATACTATTTCCTACGTGTTTATTAATAGTAGATTTATCCTTAATTATTGGTCGCGCAATATCTGTTTCTAAAAAGGTTCTATTACTGTTATTAATATCTGTCTCGATATCATCAACATAAAAATTCTGTATTCTATGGCGACTGGTATCTATTCGTATTAATAGATTTACTGCAGTATTTGGTATATCGTCGAAATACTTAAATATTATAGGGCGCCGTACTATAGGTGTTACACTACTTATATATTCATCTGTACTTGAATATAAAATTTTAGCATCAGTTTTTATACTATCTCTTTTTGCACATTCTACTAATACTGAATCTGCATTTATATAAAAATAGTGCGGATATAAAATTGATTTTAATCCATAAACATTATTAATAGGATTATTGTATGTATCATAAAAGGCATTATACGGTACTATGTGCCCGTATTTATTATTAAAGTCATATGGTTTCGCCATACTACCACTCGAGGTAAAAAAGAATGTTTGAGGTTCATCAGGATCTGGAATGTCTTGCCAGGACGCGGTCGTCTCCATGTTAAATGTTTTGAGTTCCCCTGCAGTTACCTTTCTTGCATTTATACCATCTTGTTCTGTTATGTTTCGTGTTTCTACAGCTATGCTTGTATTTGCATAATTATATATTGATATTGTTTCTGTAAACGTTGATTTATATGCATTACTATCTTTATCATATAAAAACATTGAAACTGTATGAATACCAGGTATATTATAAATATGTGTCGCAGTAAATGCGTCGGCTCCGCTCAATGTGTAACCATCACCAAAGTCCCATTTTACTATACGATTAGATACTCCTTTCGGGAATAAATCTTCAATACCTTGCTCTCCTGCTGCAGAGATCACCGGCGTTAATGTAAATTTTGATATACGAGTAAATCCTGCATGAGTAGTAGCTGCTGGATGCCCATCTACACTATTTGGAGTAGTACCAGAAGTATTAACAGTAATTGTAAATGGTACTGGTAAAATAGAAGGGCAATTAAGATCTGTAGTTGATGTACTCATTAATATTCTATTACAGCGTTACTCTTCAAAGCACTTATAACTTTAATTTTATTTTTAAGCACTGTTTCATTTTTTATGTATGGTATTTGATATGGTTTCAATTTTAATACTGAATCAATAAATTTTATATCTTTTCCGTTATATATAGGATTATAAATACATAATGATAATCCTGGTATTCTAATATTTTCATTATCTGTTCTGATTGTCGTAAAATCAATTATACCAGGAATACTTTCAATATCATTATTTAAATCTCTTACATTTATTGTTCCACCTAATTTTAGTTTTTTAATATATGTAGATATAATATTAAATACCTTTGATTTTAAATTAGCTTCATTTATTAATGCTCGAGATTCTCTACGAATATGTAGTTCAGTAGTATTTTTATATCCAACATTATAAGGTTCACCAGAGGACTTCACTGATAAATCTACATTTAAATAAACAGGATCAATAAAAGAGATTTCACTATTTAATAACTTATAATTTTCAATTTCTAATTGAATTTTTTCTTTTAATGAGGTCGGTAAATAGTTAGATCGAGTAACTACAGATTTTTCTTTTCGTAATTTAGGTACAATACTTAAATATATATTATTTGAGTCAGCACTATCTGCATAATAGTATTGATTAAACAATGCATTTGTATCGCCAGTAAAATCAGTTAACCCTAATTCATCATTTATATATTTTAAATAGTCATTTGTGTAGTCACTATTGTTAAGTACGGTTATATCATATATAAAATTCTTATAATTACGTTCAATAAAACTCTTATAATCAGCTTTTGTAGTTAATCTATATTCTGAACTAAAAAATCTCGGAGCATTTTGCTTAATTTCTGTTACAGTCTCAGATTCTCCAAATTCTGTACTATCTTCAGTATTAGTTATAGTAACGTTTGGAGAATCTTCAATTGATATATAACTAAGAGAAGTATCTTTAACATCTGTAAATATTTCATCGTATTGTGTAGTGTTGTAAATATTTATAGCACTATCTTTTAATGTGTTTTTTGTTACTTTACCTTTAGTACCGGAGGATTTTAAATAATATATAGCTATTGAATCTCCTAAGTTTAATTTCTTACCATTAACATTATTTCCAAATTTAATTTCATATTTTTTATTTTCATTATATGTAACTTCGAAACTCCTGTCATTTGGTTTTGATAAAAATAGGCTCGGTATTCTATTCCATTCATACCATTTATTTTGTTCATTTACTTCTTTAACAAAAACAAAAATATTAAAATGATCTATTAGTATATTACTACCTGGATTTAAATTTATTGTCTCGTATTTTTCACCTATAGGAAATAATATTGGATATTCTTCTATAGTACCTTCGTACATTAGTGTAGTACCAACAGGTGTTACAGTTTCAACAGCAGTCGTTGTTTTTTCAAAAGTAATATCTTGTATGCAAGTAAATGTTTGACCACCACCTGCTGAAAAAGTAAATTTTGGTATAGTATAATATCCTTTACTTAATGCTGCTTTTCCGGAAGCATTAACTGGTAATATACAAGTCTGGGTGCCTAGTGGCTTATATCCTATTAATTTTACTATTCGATTTACATTTTCATATAATTCAGCATCAGCAAAATTACTCTCCGAACTTGTCTGGTTTAAATAAAATAATAATGTGTGATATGTATATGCGAGTATATCTATAAGAGCAGAGACGTTACTACCTTCGAAATTCTGATCTGTAAAGTTAATTGTCGTGTCAGCGTTAAGACGATTAACGATTAAATCACGCATACTTTGAGCATCAAACCCGGTGTATGCATTTATTGGTAAATCAAACTCTGTTAAATCAGATCGTGTTGTAGTTGTGTATTGACTCATAATTAAATGTAATTAAATGTTCCTTCTGTTAAAATTCCGGTCGCGCTGGCTGCTTTATTATCCAATAAAGGTATAATAATAGTTATAGATATCTCATATTCATTGTCATCAGGTCGTGCAATGACATTAACTGAGTCCACTGTTATACGTGGTTCATATATAGGCAGTTCTTCATATATTGTCTTACCAATGATATCTGCATTTTCTCTAGAAATATTATCAAATAAGAATACCTCTAAATCTAAACCAAATATAGGGTTTAGAATTTTTTGTCCTTTTTTAGTGTTAAAAATATTTCTTATAGAATTAAAGATAGCGTTTTCGTCATAACTTAATCTAAAATCTACAGCATTCTTACTAGCTCCTACAGGAGTAGAAGGTATGTTACTATTAAGATCTAGATCTAATTTTAAGTCAGCATAAGAAAATTTACGATATGCATCAGCATTTTTCCTATCTTTAAGTATGTCGAGTCGTATCGGCATGTATAATTATTTAATTTATAAGTGCTTAAAACAATAAATAATTTAAATGAGTACGTTCGATACATTATTTGAAGAACAGATTGGTCAGTTTACAAGACCCGGTCCAGTTGCTGGAGATTATGTTAAAATCAAAAGTAATTATAAATCATCCGATTGGTATAAAGGCTTAGATGAAACCCGTCAAAACTACGTAGGTGAAATTATGACATTAGTAGAGCAAGGTAAATATCTTATGCTTTCTACTATAAAAAAGAATATGTATGAGACGAGACATCCTAATCAACCCGAAAGTACAGATTCCCAGGGGTGGAATACTGCTGATATCGTTGTCGAAGTAAATCCGGGTTTTTTCTCACACACATTATCACTTCCAGTAGATTTGTTAGAGTTTGATATGTCGTGGGAGGAAGCGAGAGGAACACGACCAGTTAAAGGTGAAGATGCTGAAATCGACTTGAAACCTAAAGATGTGGAAGATAAGGCAATTGATATAGGGTCGCAAACTAAAGTACCTGATGGTGATTATAAGTTAGGCACTGCAAATTACATGCCTTAAATGTTCAAGTCAAGTATACAAGAATAGAAGTTGATCTCTTGATCTATACACTGACTATTCTGGTAAAAGTATTTAGAGACTGTAATTAGACAGTCTCTCTTTTTTTCTTCATCCATTCGGGTTATATACATATAATCAAATAAGCGTTTAAATAATTCATCATAATCATTATTGAATAAAGATTCATTTTCAATGATTATTTTCCGAATTGAGGAATATTTTTTGTTAACTAAGAGGTCCATTAACCCGTTAAAAAATTCTTTAGAATCAAAATCTAGTTCTTGTTTTCCGTTTGATAAAAAATATTTCTGAAGAGTATTGATACCTTTTCGAAAATCAGGATAACAATTTTTAGTAATAGAATTAAAATCTTTTTTACTAATTTTTACATCCTCAGCTTTAGCAATAGATATTAATTTAATAATATAATCATTTCTTTGAAATGTTAGATCAAATAGTTGACATCTACTTTGTAGAGCCGGTATGATTTTATGTTTGTAGTTTGCGGTGAGAACGAATCTTGTTAAGTCGTGATATTCTTCTATCGAGTTGCGTAGCGCTTTTTGGGCATCAATAGATAATCCATCACACTCGTCAAGTATTATAACCTTAATTTGCCCAAAGAGACTCTTTGTCTGCGCGAAGTTTAAAACTTTTGTACGTATTGTATCTATTCCGTTTTCATCAGATGCATTTATATACAAATATTGACATTTAAGAATATCCTTAACAATAATCTTAGCTAGAGAAGTTTTACCTATACCAGGTTTCCCTACAAATAAAACATTAGGTATATTTTGTTCTACCTGTACTTTATTAAAATAGGTCTTAGTACTCTTATCTAAGACTATTTCATTTAAAGTACTCGGTCGGTACTTTTCGCACCAAATATCAGAAATTGTCATCCAGTAGATCCAAACCCATCTTCACCGCGCTCTGTGTCATCAATTTTATTTGTTTCCCAAATTGTCGCTGTAATATGAGGATATAATACTAATTGAGCAATTCTGCTACCTTTGTTTAAAGTTACATTTGCGTCGCTAAAATTATACAATTTAATTCCAAGATCTCCTCTATAACCATTATCAATAATACCTAAATGAGGTTGGAGATTATGTTTAAACCCTAGTCCACTTCTAGGTTCTACTCTAAACCAATATCCTGGTGTAATATATGCTAATGTTAGACCTACAGGCACAACTACAGACCCTCGACCTGGTACTATAGCTTCCTCTACACTATACACATCATATCCAGAATCACTGGCATGAGCTCTATGTGGTAGTTTGGCGTCGGGATGAGTTTTTACTACTTTGAGTTCAATCCCATTATAAGATATATTTGTATTAGTAGCAGTATTAGCAGCACATGTTGTAAATGCCTCGTACTGTAGTGGTTGAAAATCCTCCATACAGTAAATATAGTATATAATTTAGATTTTTCAAGTAAATACTTTTATGGATAATATTGATCCTTCTGATTTAATATCACAATTAAAAACTGTACCTAAAGCTAGTAAGCAATTAACACAGCAGTCTGAAAGATTTAACATTTCTAAAGAAGAAGTTGAAGATTTTATTATACAAAAATCATCTAAATTAATTCAAGATTCTTTAGAGTTAATAGATAATATGAAAGAAGTAGTTCATCATATGCCTGAAGCTGAAAATGTTTCTTCTCTTGCCGAACTTATTAAAGCATCTACTGGAGCTATAGAAACATTGAATAAGTTAGTAGTACAAGATAAAAAATCTAATACTACAATACAAGCGAAACAATTAGATATTGATTCTAAAAAAGAACTTCAATCTGCAGATCAACACCATGCATTAATGTTAAGTAGAGAGGAAGTTCTCGATCGGTTGTTAAAAAAGGCAAATGTTATTGAGGTTGATAAAGTAGAAACTAAGACCTAATATCGTCCATAGTAAATGTTCGCCATGAATCTTGAATTGCATTCATTAGATCGTCTACTTCTTGTTCTGTGTTTTCTACTTCAAGAGTATGCACAACGGGTATAGCCTCTTGTTTATTAGCTATTTTATTACATGTTAACCAATATAATACTTTATATGTTCCGCCTAATAATCTTCCTACTTCTATCATAATGTCACTATGTATTTCTCCTAGACGTTGGAGGTGTATGTAATCAGTAACAAGATTAGTTCCATGCGCAAGATTAGGCTGACCATCACCACCATAAATAACTTGTTGCATATTACGTCCAAAAATAGCTTCAGTTCGTTTACTCAATCCTAAAATATTTTTACGAGTATCAAAATCTAATTTATCATCTATTATACTATTATACGGAAATGGAGTATAAGTAGGATCAGTAGGTGCATCAGGTGTTGGATCAAATTCATCTGCATAGTGCATGTCTCTACGATGTGGGGTAAGATATTGAGAGAATAATAAACCAACACTTTCTGATATAGTTTGAAGTATAGTATCTTCTATATTAGGTAATCTCTCTTCTAATAATTCTTTTACTTTAGGATGAGTTTTACGGTATTTATCTAACCACCATGCAACAAATTCTCCACTACTATCTATATCTGCTATATCAACTGGGTTCGCATTTGATAGATTTTCCCAAAAATCGACCTCAGCTGTTATTGGATCGTTTTTATATTTTATACTATCGTATTGTTTTGCTAGATTTAAAAAATCTATATATTGTGCGTCTAGTGAATTACTATCCAAAATATTACTATCCACTATAGCTGGTATACCTGTTTTTAATGGAATCGCGCTCATACTTTGCTATATGTCTCCCTATCTAATTTAGCGCTAACTAAGAATGTATCAAATCTACCTCTAGCTGTTATTGTAGTTGTGTTTTGTAAAACGAACCATAGCCCTGGTACATTTCTCATAAATTGATTAACTGGTATTCCGCTTAAATCTATAGCTATAAATTTTCCACCAGTTGAAAAAAGATTACCAGGTATAGTAAATGATACTCTATCTGCAGAATGTATTAATTTAGATTGTAAAGTTACTTTACCTAAAAATTCTGAGTTATTAGAATTTTCATATATACTTCTTTGATTTTTATTTGCTGTAGTTATAGCGGATTTATCAACATTTGCTTCTCTTGTATCTGCATATGGGCAGTATGAAATTATATCATCAAATGTTTGTTTTAAGAAAGTAACCGATCCAGGGTTATTATATAGTTTAAATTTTTTATGTTTTGTATTATAAGATGATATAGAATGATCTACAATAACATCAACCGCTGTATCAGGTTTTTTTGGATAAAATTGTACATTAGAAATATTCACAGGTGTTTTTGGTAATCCATCATACGCGAAGATTCCTAGGTTTCTAGTATAAGGAGTTCTTGTATCGTTAATTTCTATTTTTATAGCTGCAGATGGGATACTTTCGTATTTAAATATATTAGTTAATGATAATAATTTAAATTTACCAGCGTGCCGGTATAAAATTCCCGTATCTTTATGCTTTTTAGAAACATATTTTGACATTAAATCTGATAGCGCAGTTAAGGGTGATTGATTCCTGTGTAGGGTATATTCTGTTTTTGATATGCTATCATCCCATTTTTCTGTATTAATACTAGTTTGTTTATTTTTATCTATATCACAAAAAGTAGTTATTAAATTCGATATAGCGTCACTGACACTTACTTGTCTTTGTTCATTATTTAAATTAGAAATGTCCCCTTTTAGCATATTATTTGTTGACCAAGGTAATCTAGTATATGATAAGGACCCGAATTCAACATCCGCAAAATAATAATTTAACATGGGAGTTGCACCGGTTTTTGATTCTAGGATATTTTTGACAATAAAGGTTTTTTCTAGTAGTGTACTGTCATTTCCATCCCGTATATGAATATGTATAAATTCACCGCCAGTACCTGTTGATACATCATAGTTTGAATGTTGTATTTGATTTCCAATCGCAGGTCTTAATTTATTTTGTTGATCAGTTTCTATTAATTGAAGTTGACCCATAGCAAACGGAGACGTATAAATTGACTCAAACACAAGTTTACTAAAATTAGCTTTAGTAACACTTTTCATTTGAATTCTATCATTTATAAATTGTATAGAGATATTAAGATCTGTACCATTTGCATTTATTACAAATGTATCGGCTATTTCAGATTGTGATAATATATTATATACAGCTGAAGTTCCCATGGTATTATGTTTTTATTTGTCGAGTTATTTCTCCTAATATTTTACTAACAAGCTCGGGTTTTAGTATTTTATATATTTTACCTACAATAGGGTTTTCAGTTGGATTTTTTATATCATTAACACAGCATATTAACCACCATAGATTTTGATCACCATATACCTGATGAGCAAATGTTGTCCATGGCATTTCTGCTGGTATATATTGTTCTGTATACACACTTGTCGAGAGATCTGTTGGGAAGGTAATCTTTTTTATAATATTATAAAAAAAGTACTTATCCGCTTTTGCCATTTTGAAGATGTTTTCATATCGAGTGTCAGATATCGAACGTAATCCTTTTACTTCATCTCGTGTTTTTTGTAAGTCTGTTATCATAATTTATCGCATTGGGCCTGGTCCTTGTGGTCTAGCATCCTTGTTAAGTGAATCTTTCCAATATAAAGGTGAATCACCACCGGGTGTTCCCACCGTCGGGGGATTCCCTTCCGGAAGAGCACCTGGCTCTTCACCGTATGATTGGTCGTAGTTAGGATCGTCCCATTTTCTTTGACCGGCTTGGCGTCCTTTAGCAGCGGCGGGAGTGTACATTATGTTACTTGTAACAGGATCTTTTATACTATCATACATGAAGTTTTTAGTTTCTGGTACAAGACTAGTTATTGTTAATTGTACTTCATATCCTTCTGGTATGATAACTGTAGATGTAATATCATCTGTAATTTGAACGTTTATAGGTCTTCTGGTTCCAATAAAATTAACATTTAATTTACTTATGTAACTCCATCTATAACTAAAAACTCCAGGTAATGATGCTTGATATATAACAGGAGGTGTTAATGCAGAATGAGTAATTCTATTCGGTAAATTTTGATAAAAAAGTAAATATATAAATCTAAAATTCTTTGCATATTGAGAGTGATTATCATACCGGGTATTATCAAGAAAAAAGTTAACATCATGGCTCGGTCCAGAATCTGGGTAAGACCATGTTTTTGCGAGATCGACACCGACTGCTGGTGATGCGAATGATACTAAATTAGCTATACTACTTACAGTACTTGCTATTTTGCTTCCTGAGTTTAGTGCCCATGAATTTGAAACTTGTTTATAATTATCTTCAAGGTATGGGAATTTGTATCTGAACCTCGTTGGACTTACACCGTAGGTATTTTCATAATCTTTTAAATGTTGCGGCCAATTCCAAGTTGTGTTGTTTAAAGTGGCTTGCTTAAAGGTTTCAAACTTCTGCTGCCAATCTTTTATAGTTTTATCTGCATTTGATGAGAAATCAAGAAATTGTTGACTTCTAAGAAATGACGTAATCATATTTTCTTTTACGTCGGTGTTCGACTGGCCCGCTGTTCCAGCCGCGCTCAGATCAACTTTACCAGCTTCTTCAGCGGCGGCGTTGCCTGTACCACCTCCAGGGCCAATCTCATCGCCACCTAATGCTACTAAGGCCTCGTTTATGCTAGTAACAATACCGGTTTTTCCAACTAGTTGATTTAACGTAGTTGTTAAGTTATGAAAAAATGCCGGGGAAACTACTTGCATTTCTCTTAAAGAAATTGTCGGTGTATTTTTTATTAATAATTCATTTGATGAAGATTTTGTCCATCTAAAATCCTTAACTATATTAATTTCTTTATCGGCGCCTCCTGGAGGTATTGCTATTTTTGCCATACTATCAGATGTCCGATTTAAATCAATTACCTTACTGAATGCCTTAGTAGCAATACCACCAGAGGTAACTGCTTCTGCTTTACCTGGTTTAAAAAACTTAAATAATTTTTCGTCGTTTGGCATAATATTTATTAATTTAAAAAACAGCGTTCGCGGAATCGACACCCGTCGATGGGTCCGTGCCACCAATGCCTTTTCCAACTGGAGGTGAATCGTCTGTAGGTGTCCCGCCAAATGCATTTATTAATCCATTATATTGGGCGGCATTAAGCTTCATCTCACCACTAACGGTTTGGGGTAATTTGGCTTGCTCTTGGAGCATAAGTTGCATTTGTTCTGGAAAACCCATACTTGCATTAAAGAATTCATCAACTTGACCCGGGCGGGACTCCTCTTTACCTATTCGGGCAGTTTCAGCAAGTTCAGCTTTGACAAATTCATTTTGTTCAGGAATTGTCATTCCTTTTTTTTGTGCGAAGCGACGGAGGTTCTGCTCTTCTGTCCACTCAGCAGCGGATCCTTTTATTCCCATTCCTTCTTGACCTTTTTC